AAGGATAAAAATGTTTGTATAAAATTTACACCAAAAGGAACAGGTGCAGTAACATTTAATGGTACTGGTAAAATTCAAGCAATTAAAGAAAAAGTAACTGTAACAGCAGTAGCAACAACAGGAGCTACAAACTATGATTTTTTAACTCAAGCTGTTCTTTATCATACAACAACGGCAACAGGAAACTTTACAATAAATTTAAGAGGTAGTTCTTCTACATCTTTAACTAACATGCTATCTGTTGGCGAATCTGTAACAGGTGCTTTTTTAAATACAAATACTACATTCTTTGTTTCAACAATAACTATTGATGGTTCATCAACAAACGTTACGCTTGAATATCAAGGTGGTTCTGCTCCAACAGCAGGTAATGCAGGAATAGATGTTTATTCATTTACTGCAATCAAAACAGCAACAACCCCAGCATATACAATTTTAGCGTCACAAACTCAATTTAATTAGGAGATTTTGTAATGCCTTTACAATCTACACGCGGAGGAGCTTCAGTAAGAGGATTTGGATTTGGTGGAGGAGCAATTTTAATTTGTGCAACAGGTGGAACAATTTTAACATGTGGTGATTTTAAAACTCACGTATTTACTGGTCCAGGAACTTTTACTGTAAGTAAAGCTGTTCCAACAGCCACTGTTGAATATTTAGTAGTGGCAGGTGGAGCAAGTGGTGGATCTGCTAGAGGAGGTGGTGGTGGAGCAGGAGGTTTTAGACAAAACTTTCCAAGTCCAGCATTAGCAGGTTTACCAATAACAGCACAAGGTTATCCAATTACAGTAGGTGGAGGAGGACCTCCTGTAACTGCAGTAGTAGGTGTTAGTGGAAATCCATCAGTTTTTTCAACAATTACTTCAACAGGAGGAGGAGGTGGATCAGGTAATGCTCCTGGTCAAACAACTGCAGGAAGTGGAGGATCAGGAGGAGGTGGAAATGATAATAACTTAGGTAATTTTGGTTCTGGAAACACACCTCCAGTAAGTCCACCGCAAGGAAATAATGGTGCACCAGCACAATCCTCAGGGGGTTCTGGCGGAGGAGGTGGAGCAGCTGCTGCCGGTTCACTTGGTACATCACCTCCATCTAATGGGGGTATTGGAGGAATAGGTTCACCAATAGCTACAACAGTATTCGGACCAACAAGTCCATCTTATGGTACAACAGGTCCAGCTCCTGGAAGATATTTTGCAGGTGGTGGTGGAGGTGCTGGTCAAAGTGGATCTCCTGGTGGATTAGGTGGATCGGGTGGTGGTGGTCCAGCAGGTAATGCCGGAGTAGGTGGTAACCCTGGTGAAGCTAATACAGGTGGTGGTGGGGGTGGAGCAGGAGATGGAGGTGGAACTGCTTCAGGAGCCGGTGGTTCAGGTATAGTAGTAATAAGATACAAATTTAAATAATTTATGGCACATTTTGCAAAAATAAATAATGATAAAAAAGTTTTAACAGTACTAACACTTAACAACAGTGATATGATAAATGCATCTGGTGTTGAAGATGAATTAGTTGGTCAACAATATTTAGAAAAACATAATAATTGGCCAGCTCAAATGTGGATTCAAACATCCTATAATACATTAGGTGGAAAACACAAAAAAGGTGGAACACCTTTAAGAGGAAATTACGCAGGCATTGGTTATACTTGGGATGAAAATAATCAAATTTTTTGGCCAGAAAAACCTTATACTTCATGGGTAAAACATATTTCAACAGCATCTTGGAAATCACCAATTGGTGATGCTCCAGCGTTAACTGAAGAACAAACTGCTCAAAATACAGCTAACACTCATAAATGGGTTTATAACTGGAGTGAAGCAAATCAGTCTTGGAATATATTTAACGATAAAACTTCTTAATTATACTTGATTTAAAAATAAAAATATATTATATACTTTTGTATATATGCAAAAGAAAGTACTGTCAGAAATAGATTTGTATTTTGGGCAGGTAGAAATGCCAAAAGATTTTGAAATAGATAGAGAAAAATTATGTATAGATATTTTATTATTTACAAATTATAATAATCAATTTCCATTTTCTAGGTCTTGGGATATGTTACAAACATATTTACGTGAACATATAACTTTAAAATATAATTTTACATTAATTCATAAAAAAACATTTGGAGAAATTTATAAACCAAGAGAATATTCTCATTCTTTATTAAAAGTTGATCCTGTAGATTTAAAACATTCACCAGATTATGTGATGCTTTATGGAGTAAATGTTGGAAAAGATTCTTGTAAAGTATTTATAGAGTATGATAATAATAGAAGAAAGGGAAAAAGTTGGGAAATACCTTTAAATGACAATGACCTTATAATGTTTCCCTCTACTCAAAGATATCACATAACTGCTAATACATCAGAACAATTAAATTTTATATTAACAAGTACTTATGAATTTATCTAATTATTACTGGTACTTTAAATCAGCACTAACTCCAAAATTTTGTGATGATGTTATTAAATATGGATTAAGTCATCAAGAAGATTTAGCTATTACTGGTGGATTAGGTGTGAATAGAAATTTAAAAGATAATCCTTTAAAAGAAGAAGAAATTGCAGATTTAAAAAAGAAAAGAAATTCTAATATAGTTTGGTTAAATGATTCTTGGATTTATAAGGAAATACATCCATATATTCATGAAGCTAATAAATTAGCGGGTTGGAATTATGATTGGAATTTTTCCGAATCTTGCCAATTTACTAAATATAAGTTAAATCAATATTACGATTGGCATTGTGATTCTTGGGACAAGCCTTATGATAAACCAGAAGATCCAAACAGTCATGGTAAAATTAGAAAATTATCTGTAACTTGCCAACTAACAGATGGTTCAGAATATACAGGTGGAGAATTACAGTTTGATTGTAGAAATTATGATCCACATATGCGTGATGAAGATAAGCATGTGTTGACCGTAAAGGAAATACTTCCTAAAGGCTCTATCGTTGTATTTCCAAGTTTTGTGTGGCATAGAGTACAACCCGTTACGAAAGGAATTAGATATTCTTTAGTTGTTTGGAACTTAGGATATCCATTTAAATAATATGTTTATAGAAGAATATTTTAAAACACCATTTTGGTTTGAAGAAAAATTAGATTTTTTAAAATCACTTACTAAGGCAACTGATTCATATATTAAAGAAGCTAGAGAACTTAGAAAAAAAGATATTAAAGTAACAAATGATTTTGGAACTTCTTATCATTCAACACCATTAACAGCAGATACTAAGTTTAAAGATTTTCATAATTATGTGGGTCAAAAAGCTTTTGAATTTTTAGATTGGCAAGGATTTGATATGCAACAGTATACTACTTTTTTTTCTGAAAGTTGGGTACAAGAATTTGCTAAAAATGGAGGTGGACATCATTCTGCACATATTCATCATAATCAACATGTAGGTGGATTTTATTTTCTTAAAGCAAGTGAAAATACTTCTTTACCAATATTTCATGAACCTAGAACAGGAGCACGATGCACTAAATTAAAACTTAAAAAACCAAACGAAATTACTCATGGATTAGATATTATACATTTTAAAGTAAAACCTGGTGTTCTTATACTTTTTCCAGGGTATATGGAACATGAATTTGCAGTAGATCATGGTAAAGAACCTTTTAGATTTATTCATTTTAACATACAAGCAGTTCCAAAAGAAATGGCAAAGGTAAAGGCATAATGGCTAAATATAATTTTAAAAAAGATAGATTTATAGTAATTGAAAAAGCAATAGATCCAAAAATTGCAAATTTTATCTATAATTATTTTTTAATGAAAAGACAAGTTGCAAGAACAATGTTTGATGAAAGATATATATCTCCATTCACTACAGAGTTTGGTGTTTGGAATGATGACCAAGTTCCTAATACTTATTCTCATTATTCAGATATTGCTATGGAAACTTTGTTATTAGCTGTTCAACCTATTATGGAAAAACAAACAGGATTAAAATTAATTCCAACATATTCTTATGCAAGAATTTATAAAAAAGGTGATGTATTACATCGCCACAAAGATAGATTTTCTTGTGAGATTTCTACTACTCTTAACTTAGGTGGAGACAAATGGCCTATTTTTATAGAAAAAGATCCAAACAAAGGTGGAGTAGTTGAAGGAAAAGGATATATAACTGAAAATACAAAAGGTATTAAAGTAGATT